TAACTAATAAAACATTGACTTCTCCTAAAATAGGTACTTCTATTTTAGATACAAGTGGTAATGAATTATTCCTGTTGACAGCAACAGGATCAGCTGTTAATGAGCTTACTTACGCTAACGCAGCTACTGGAAATGCCCCGTCTTTTACGGCTTCTGGAGGCGATAGCAACGTAGGCATTAACTTTGTTCCTAAAGGAACTGGCACTGTTCAAATAGGAGGAAATGCAATATCAACAGTTGGAAAATCTATTGCAATGGCAATGATTTTCGGATAATAATAAGAAGGAATTTAAATTATGGCAACACCGAATCTAGCAACCGTCTCAACAATTACACCTAAGAATGCTATGGGCAACTTAGGAGATACAAACCGAACAACTATGGTTGACGTTACTGCAGAGTACGCTGCCAAAATAGATACAATTTTAATCTCTAATACAGATGGAACTGACGCATGTGATGTTACTATAGAAGTTAGTAATGACAATGGAAGTACTTACTATAAAATTGGAAGTACAATTTCTGTTCCAGCAGATGCAACATTAAGCTTTTTAGATACTCCTATCTGGTTAGATGAAACAGATTTATTAGCCGTTACAGCAGGAACAGCAAGTGATTTATCTTGGCATGTTTCTTATACTGAAATGGCTGACTAATAGAGGAGGAATATATTAAATGCCTAAAATAATTAAATTAGCCAAAGGTTCTTATACAACTTCTGACATAACAATTGACTCTTCAGGTAGAGTTATTACAGCTTCATCTGGTACTGCCGGTGGTGGTGCGATGATTATGCAATATTCATTTAGAGGTCCTGCTACAGGAACTTTTGCAACTAACAATGGTAACTATGCTATGGTTTATGCTGCATCAGGTGCTGGTGGTGGAGGTGGTGCTGGTACTACAACAACTCAATCAAAAAATGGTGGCGCTGGAGCATGGGGTGTTTATAATTTTCCAACTGGACCAGGTTTTTCTAAAGCCTATGTAGCCGGTGCAGGAGGCTCGGGAGGGGCTCAAACTTATTACGGAGGTGTTGGACAAGCTGGACAAGCAACCACTATTGCACAAACCGTTACAGTAAACGCTGGAAATGGTGGTGGAGGAACTAATCAATCAGCAGGAACAGCTGGGAGTGCGCCTGGAGCAGTGACTAATTTAAGTGGTAGTGGTGTAGACAATGGTAATGCTGCATATTGTACTATGTTTGGACAAGAAATGTATGATAGTGGAAATTCTCAACAAGTTGTTGGTAAAGGTGGACCCGGAATCAATAATCAGCAAGTTAATCAGGGCAAAGCCGGAGCTCCTGGAGTTTTAGTTATTTTTGAGAATGTTGGAGCATAATAATGGCAACTTTAATTGTAAGAAAAAATCCTAAATCACTGTGGAGAATGGCAGCGAATGCTACTGACTTAGCAGACTACAATGGTATTAATGATACTGAGTTTGATCTAGTAGATGTAAGTGATGCTGATTTTCAATCTTTAAGAACTAATCAAAAAAAATATGATGCTGATACAGGTAGTGTAGTTGATCTTGCAGAAGGAGAAACTGGAGACCAACTTTTAGAAACTAATTTAAAAACTTATTTGTCAGAAGTTACAGACAAATTAAAGTTTTTTATGGATAATAATGTAGGTGATCAATTTGCTACTCAATGTCAAAACTACAAAACTGTTTTAGAAGGTGTTGATACATCTTCTTTATCTTATCCAATTAATTGGGAAAAACATTGCTTAGATAATGGCATAATTTTCCTACACCCTTTACAAATCGGTTAATTATTGTTATATACTTTCTATAATGTTCGAAAGAGTTATAGAGTTTATAGCACCTAAAAATTATGTTGATCTTAAACAAGATTATCCTAAGCCTATTAAACTAAATATACCTGAGTGGTATAAAAAATTAAATTACACTACTGACTTAAAAACTGTTAAAGGATGTATGCCTTTTTTGGATGCTTTAACTTTTGGGTATGTTTTATCCATGCCTCAAGACATGAGCATACTACATAATGTAGATAATACAAATGAGGAAGGAGAGAAAATTAAAGATTGTTTTCATAAATTTCCTATAGACGCACCTAGAGCCATGTTTGGTGTAAATTTAAATGACAGTACAGAAAGCAGTGTTGCCTATCATCATCCTAATCAATTAGGAGGAAAAGAAGGAGGTTGTCCTATACTTGATAAAAACAAAAATCTTCCTGTTCATAAAATATTTAATCCCTGGATTATAAAAACCCCTCCTGGTTATTCTTGTTTATTTACTTCACCTTTAAATAACAATGATGATAGATTTAATATTATTCCAGGTATTGTAGATACTGATATTTTTGATAGAGAAATTAATTTTCCTATTATAATAAATGGAGATAAATACCCTGTTTTAGACACCATTCTAAAAAAAGGAACTCCTTATGTTCAAATTATTCCTTTTAAAAGAGATAACTGGAAGATGAAAATATCTTCAGGCTCTAGTGATAGCTTTAAATTTAAACATTTATTATTTGATTTTAGATTTCTTCATAATTATAAATCAGATTTTTGGAAGAAAAAAAGATGCACTTAGGAGATTATGTTAAAATTGTAGATGGGTTTTTTGAAGAAAAAAATATTAATTTATTTTTAAAAGTATGCGAAACCTTTACCTATAAATCTTCTGGAATAGTAACCCCTGTTTCTGACAATACCATTGATAAAAATGTTAGGAACGTGGAAGAATGTCAAATGAGTAAAGTTCATAAAAGTCCTACCAATATTACTTGGAATAATTATTTTAGATATAAAATTACTAAGGCAGTTCATACAGTTTATTCACAAGGTTTAAAACATTTTCCTCTTCAAGAAATTATATCTTTAGCTGTACTTAAATATAAAGAAGGTGGTTTTTATAATACTCATACAGATCATGTAGCTACTCATCCAAGAAATTTAAGTGTCATTATATTTTTAAATGATGATTATGAAGGAGGGGAGGTAGAGATTTTTAGTCCTGATGAAGAAAATTCAAAGATCATTGAACCTAAAAAAGGTAGAATGATTATATGGCCTTCTAATTTTTTATATCCCCATAAAGCACATGTTGTAGAAAAAGGAGTGAGATACGCTTTAGTCTCATGGTTATTATGATAGGTAAAGATTTTAAATTTACAAAAATAGATAATTTTCTAACTATAGAAGAAAGAATGTTAATAAAAGATTATGCAATGATAAGACATAGATTAAATATTAATGCTCCGGATGTGGATGAAGTATCCGAAGAACCTAATTTTACTTTATATGGTGATCCTCTATTTGATTCTTTAATGCTTCAAAAACAAAAACTTGTAGAAAAAGAATCCGGCTTAACCTTATTACCTACCTATAGTTTTTTTAGATTATATACTAGATTTTCTAAGTTAAAAAAACATAAGGATAGACCATCCTGTGAAATAAGTGTAACGGTTTGTATAGATAATGATGGAGAGCAATGGCCTATTTATATGAATGGAACTCCTATTTATTTAAAACCAGGAGAAGCAGCTCTATATTTAGGACAAGAAGTAGAACATTGGAGAGATGAATTAAAAGGAGATTATTCTTCATATGTATTTTTACATTATGTTAATAAGGAAGGTAATTTTCAGGATTTTTTAAAAGATAAGAGAGAATTATTAGGAATGCAAAAATGAAGATAACTCAAAATAAAGAAACAGGTGATGTAGAAGTTCATTTTTCTAGGGAAGAATTTAAGGCTATTAGAAAACATAAAAAAATAGTCCTTCCCGCTGTTAAAGCCAAGAACGCTATTAATAATGTGGCTAAAGTTTTGGTAGAATTAAATGATCATTTTCCCAAAGACGTTCAAAACCAACAAACTGAATCAGAAGACATCTAGAATTTTTGTAGATTTTAATATAAAAGTGGCTTATTATATTTAAAACAGGTTTTTATATGCTACAAAAGATAGGGTTTTTACCAGGATTCAATAAACAAATTACACCTACAGGAGCCGAGGCTCAATGGACAGGGGGTGAAAATGTTAGATTTAGATATGGAACCCCAGAAAAATTAGGGGGTTGGCAGCAACTCGGAGATAAAGCTCTTACAGGAGCTACACGTGCTCTTCATCACATGGTTAACAAAGAGGGTATTAAGTTTTCTATTTTAGGAACTAATAGAATTTTATATGCTTATACGGGAGGAGCTTATTATGATATCCATCCTTTAGTTAATCCATCAGGTACAGCTATCACAAATGCGTTTAGTACGACTAACGGGCAACCTACGGTAACAATTACTTTTAGCACGGCCCATAATTTTGAAACGGGAGATATTATTTTATTTGGAGACAGTTCTACATTTAGCTCTATTACTGATTCTGACTTTGATTCTACAACTTTTTGCGATAAAAAATTTATGGTAACAGACGTTCCTACTACCACTACTTTAACAATAAATGTAGGAGACAATGAAGATGGATCAGGAGCTACTACTTCTGGAGGTATAACTTATTATAGATACTATCATGTTGGTCCGGCTGAACAAGTTGGTGTTTATGGTTTTGGTATATCTCAATGGGGTGGTACTGTTACAGCTCCACAAACAACAACTTTAAATGGAGCAATCACAGATGCTGCAGCAACAACTGGAATTACTTTAACAAGTTCAACTGGTTTTGGAACTACGGGAACTCGTAAAGTTAGAATTGATAATGAAGATATAAGTTACACCGGAATTAGTTCTAACGTTTTAACTGGAGTAACGAGAGGAGTTGATGGAACTACAGCCGCAACTCATTCTGATGGAGCAACTATAACTGATATTACGGATTATAGTGGATGGGGATCAGCTTCATCTTCTTCTGATAAAGTAGAAGAACCAGGTCTGTGGGCCTTGGATAATTTTGGAAATAAACTAGTAGCCTTAATCGTTAATGGCGCTTGTTTTGAATGGGATGCAGATTCATCGTCTGCAACAGCAACTAGAGCTACCATTATATCTGGAGCTCCGACTGCTTCAAGAACAATGTTAGTATCAACCCCGGATCGACACTTAGTGTTTTTTGGAACTGAAACCACAATTGGAGATACTACTACTCAAGATGAAATGTTTATAAGATTCTCGGATCAAGAAGATATAAATACCTACGCTCCAACAGCAACTAATACTGCTGGTACACAAAGACTGGCTGCCGGCTCACGGATCATGGGAGCTAAGCTCGGTAGAAATGCTATTTATGTTTGGACGGATACATCTTTATTTACTATGCGTTTTGTAGGTCAGCCATTTACGTTTGCCTTTGAGCAAGTGGGTACGAACTGTGGATTAATTGGAATGAATGCAGCTGTTGAGGTTGATGGTGCTGCGTATTGGATGTCAGAAAATGGTTTCTTTAGATACACTGGTAAATTAGAATCTATGGATTGTTTAGTCGAAGACTATGTTTATGATGATTTGAATACAACTTCTAATCAATTAATATATTGTGGATTGAACAACCTGTTTGGAGAAGTAATTTGGTTCTATCCTACTTCTGATTCGAATGTAATTAATAGAGCGGTCTTTTATAGTTATTTAGATTCAACACCGAACAGACCTATTTGGTACACCAATGCTAATTCGTTATTCCCAAGAACTACTTGGGCTGACTCAGCAATTTTTGGTTCTCCTCATGGAAGTTTATATGATGCAGATACTGATACATCTTTTGATGTAACAGGAAATACCGAAGGAACAACTATTTATTATGAACATGAAACAGGAGTGAATCAAATTAAAAGTGGAACTACGAGTGCTATTGCAGCTAGTATTACTTCCGGTGATTTTGATATTACTCAAGATCAAAAACAAGGAATTACTTTTAGAGGAGATGGTGAATATATGATGAGAATTAGTAGATTTTTACCAGACTTTGTTTCTCAAAGTGGGGCTACTAGTATTCAATTAGATTTAAGAAATTTTCCTAATCAAACTGCTACCAGTTCTTCATTAGGACCTTTTTCTATTACTTCAAGTACTAATTATCAATCTTGTAGAGCCAGAGCTAGATCTGTTGCATTAACTATTTCTAATAGTGCTGTAGATTCTAATTGGAAATTCGGTACTTTTAGGTTAGATGTACATGCAGGAGGAAGAAGATAAAAATGCCATTTAAATCAGAAGCACAAAGAAGATACCTATGGGCTAACGAACCAGAGATCGCAAGAGACTGGACTGATACTTACGGAAGTAGAATTCAAAAAGATAGTGGTGGAATAATGAGAGTAGGCTTTGATAAGGGAGGAGAGGTTGTTGATGAAAACAATTTAACTTATGAAGAGTCTCCTTATAGCAATAAATTTACGGAAGAAGAGTTTAATGAAATATTTGGAGAAGAAAATATAGGGATTGGAGAAAAAATAGCATCAGGAATAGATACACTGAAAGATAAATTTACAGGGGGTGTTGATTTTATGAAAAGCCTACCTGGTATGGCATTGGGTACTTTAGCAGATGCTCCAGGAATAGGTTACTTAATGCGAGGATTGCAAGGACCACAATTAACTCAAGCACAAAAAGATATGAATAACCAGTTTTTTCAAAACTATGGTGTAGGAATAGGCACACAACAAAATCCATTCCAAATGACAAGTGGACCTTTCCAAGGAATGAATGCACCAGGGATGTCAGTTATGGGTTCTCCTACTTCACAAGCAATGGCACAGAAGTGGATGGATAAATATGGAGACGTAGATCATTATAGTGATGCAATGAAACAGAAAAAACAAACTATAAAAAATATAGCTACATCAGGAGATAATATGGGAATGGCTCAAGGAAGAAGCGATGCAGGACATGCGAAGGCAGGTGGTTCTGGAATGCACGGTGGAAGACACTATCAAAGAGGAGGCATAGCTAATCTATGGCCAAGATAGTACAATCATTAACTAGAGCCAGTAAAGAATATGAAGAAGATGTGGCTCAGTCTTTAGTAAGAGATTTAGATGCTGTGTTAGAAAAATTAAATTCTACATTTCAAGAAGAATTAAAACAGGAGATAGAAGCTAGAAGTTTCTTTTTAGAATAATGGCTGTTGTCAATCAATACAAATTTTATGGTGTAACTTTAACAACTACGGATGAAACATCTATGTTTGGTGCTAGTAGTCCTGCAGCTAATGAAACTTACATTGTAAAATCTTTTCGTGTTTCAAATAACACGGGAAATACACCCACTATAACTATCAAAAATAACACCTACGCTATAGAAAATACTAAAGCTTTATCAGCAAATGCTAGTGTAGAAATGCTAACTTTACCTTTTATTGTAGAAGGTTCTACTCTGTTAAAAGTAACTATGAGTTCCACCGATTCTGTGACTATTGGTATAAGTTATTTAAACATTTTAAAAGAGGTAACAACATAATGAAAACAACTATCGTAAATGGGAAGGAAATACCCGTTATTGACGCTGACGTAAAGACAATCATTTCCAATAAAAAAACAGGAGAAATATACCAGGATGAGATAGCTCTAAAAGCTGCTAATATTCCTGAAGAAGATGTTAAAAGAGATGTGCAGGTAATAATGCCAACACTTGATCTTTTTGCAAAAACATAGTAGTGTGAAATACTCAGGAAAAATACCTGCTCTTTAACATTAAATACATTAAAAATTATGGCTATAACAGATTTACAACAAGCACAACAATTACAAGCAGGCGCACCTTCTATTAAATATGAAGGTAATGAAGGACCACAAGCACCACAAACGGCTGATCTTTTATTAAAAGAACAGTATGATAAATATGTATATGATTTATTAGAACAAAGACCTGAAGCAACACCTATGTCATTTGAAGAATTTAGAATGATGGTTATTGGAGAAGGTCGATCAGGTATGTCTTATGGTGGAAGACCTGGATATGGTTTAGGAGATTTAGTTAGCTCCGTTACTAAACCTGTTAAAAAAGTACTTAAAAAAGTTACAAGTAATCCTTTATTAGCTGCCGGAGTAGGTGCATTAGCATCTAATTATTTAGGTCCCTACAAAGGATGGTTAGCAGGAACACCTGCCAGTTGGACAGGAGTTACCGGTAGAGGACCTTTAGATATGATACGAGGAGGAACAAATTATATTTCAGGAACTTCAGGTCTTTTAGGTAGAGGAGGTGGATTGGGTTTAATAAGAGGTGCTGGTTCTTGGATGCCAACAGCTTTAGGAGGAATAACTGCAGCTAGTGCTCTTCCTTTTGCAGGTGTAGGAATGGAAGACCCTACTATTGAAGGTGGTCAAATAAATGTTCCTGATCAAATAAAATTTGATTATGATTATGATTCTATGATTGAAGAAGTAAAAGATGCAGTGGCATCTAATGATGTAGAAAAAATTAAAGCAGTGAATGATAAATATGGTTTAGACCTAGTAGTGGATGCTGATGTGTACACAGAAGACAGAGCTCAAGGCGGAAGAATTGGGTATCTTGCAGGAGGGCCTTTAAAAAAAGGAATTGGAGAAATAATTAAAAAATTTAAACGACCTATTTTTTCATTTGATGATGAATCTAAAATGATTATGGATCTTACAGGAACAGGAAAATATACAGAAAAAGAATTAATGACACTCGAGGGAGATCAACTAGTTGAAATTTATGTCCGTGAAGGATTTACTCCCCCTAAAGCTATTCCCAATGTCGAGGAAACTATTGACTTAAAAAACATTACACCCAAGATAGAGAAAGCTGAAGGCGGAAGAATCGGGGCTCAAGAAGGTGGCCTAATGAATTTAGGTGGCATGGAAAAAGATTATAGAAACGAAGGTGGATTTGTACCTATAGGTAAAAAAGAAAAAGCTGATGATGTACCAGCAAGATTAAGTGTAAATGAATTTGTAATGACAGCTGATGCTGTAAGAGGCGCAGGTGGTGGAGACATTGACAAAGGCGCAGAAATAATGGAAAACATGATGAAGCATTTAGAAGCTGGAGGACAAGTATCAGAAGAGTCACAAGGTTTAGGTGGCGCTCAAGAAATGTTCGAAGTTTCGGAAAGGTTAAGCGAGGTAGTATAATGGCAACAACAACAGGATCAACTTTACCAGCAGATTTTTTAACAGATGCCACAAAAAATTATGCAACTAGAATAGGTGGTATTACAGCTGCACCTTTAGATACATCACAATTTGCACCTAAAGTTGCACCACAAGATCAATATCAAACTGATGCCTATACAATGGCTGGTCAAGGTATTGGTGCTTATCAACCTTACATTACACAAGCATCGGCTTATACAGGGCCAAGTGCTTATTCAGACTTTATGTCTCCGTATCAAGAAGAGGTTATTAAAACAACTATGGATGCATATGATAAGCAAGCTGAAAAAGGATTATTAGGTATAGCTGACCTGGCTACACAATCTGGAAACTTAGGTGGAGGACGTGAAGGTGTGATGAGATCAGAATATCAAACTCAATCAGATTTAAACAGAGCATTATTACAATCAGGATTATTACAACAAGGTTTTGGACAAGCACAAGATGCAGCACAGCAAGCATATATGAACCAAATGCAATTGGCTGGAACTGTTCCAGGATTACAAACAGCAGACGTAGCTTTGAAGGGTCAATTGGGCGCGACTCAACAAGCGCAAGCGCAGGCTGGCCTTGATGCTGAAAGAGAAGCAGCTAGACTTAAAGCTTACGAGCCTTATGAAAGATTAGGTTATTTAGGTCAAGGTATATCTACATTACTTGGTAGTTATCCTGCTCAATTCCAATCTTCAGTAACACCTAACCCTACACCGTTGCAAACTGCGTTAGGTATTGGAGCTGTTGGAAGTGGTATATGGGGAAATATAATGGGTAAAGGTGGTGGAAATTTTCCAAGTGGAATGAAATGGCCTTGGAGTTAATAATGAGTAGAACTTTTTCAAGACCAATGTTTAGAAGAGGCGGGAGTGCCGGAGAAGGAATTACTTCTGGCTTAAGACCAGGATATAAAAGAGGAAGAGTAGTAGAACCTGGTGGTTATCAAGGAGACATGGACCCCAATGATTTACTTAAAGGTTATCCTAAATTTAGAAACGCTTATCAAGAACAAGTGGGCCAAAGACCACGGAGCACGAATCTTAATGATTTTTTAATTAATTTTGGATTAGATCTAGCAAGTAGATCTCCTCAAGGAGGATTATTATCTACAGCAGCAATATCTGCTAAAGACCCTTTTGCACAATTTCAACAAAGAAAAATGTATGAAGATACTTC